TTGGATAAAACTTAAGCTCTAGTGCAGATTCATCCTCTTTTGTAAGAATATCCATAATATCCTTATACTCATTATCTTCTTCTATTATATAATCTGTCTTATCTATAATACCTTTTGCAAGCTTATAATTCTTTAATAACTTTCTTGCATTTCTCCTAAGGTATTCCATACCCCTCATCTCAATCCAATCTAGATTCCATGCAGCCCACTCATCATCCTTCTCTTTGGCTTTAATAAATTGTAAAGGTTGTGTAAGACTACTGTTTGTTAAGCCTTCCCCTTTGACTTTAGCACCAGCTTTTAGCTGCATTGCATTATATAATTGCATGTTATATTTTATTTAACGTTAATATATGTAAACCCGTGATCTTCAAATGTTGTTGTTGTTGTCCAATAATCTTTCATTATTTAAAGTTTTTATAAGGTGATTTTCTTATTTTGTTTTTATTTCTAGCTGACCTACCTCCCATATTGCTAAATGGTCTCACATTTAATTTATACAAATTTTTGGACTTATCCAAGTTATTTGAGTCCTGATTCTCTCTACGCTTAGTATATCCTCTATTTGATTGCTGTATTCTCACAAAAGCAACTAAAGCAGCAAAAGCTACCAGTCTATCCACATTTAGCCCAGGATAATATTGCATCATTTCTGTAAGTAACATCTTATCAGGAATTCTTTCCACTCCAAATGTTTGAGATATAACTTCTCCATTCTCATCTAGCTCTTCATCTATACCTTCTCTTATGTACTCAATTGCATAAGAAATAAGATGACTCTTAAATAATGTACCTGTATTCTTCCATCCATATTCTTGGAATACATTGTTGTTAGAACCTAAATCTTTTAGGAATAGAATCTGTTGTTTTGGAACTAAATACTTTTGTTTACGTTTAGCAATCATATGTTGAATAAATAAGGATATATTATTCTCAACTAATGTCCATGCTTTATACCATTCAATAATTAATTCTAATTGTTCATGGGTCTTATTTATATCATCATATCTACCACACCATGTTGCAACTACCTTTTCTCTTTCTATAAATGTCTCTGTTTCTCCACCTTTATCAGTTCTTGTAACTTCACATGCATTCTTATACACAAATATACTACACAATGAATCTGATGTTGTTGTCTTTCCTTCTGACACAGGGTCAATTGATGCATAGTATGTTCCAAATTGTGGATCTTTAACAGGCCTTTCCCATACAACTAGTACACCTGTCTTATCTTCAAGCTTTTTCTTTACTGGGAATGTTATTATAGGAAGTTTTCTAGTCTTCTTTGCTTCAATACCTTCCTCTGTTCTTTCAAGTTCTAAGAATTCATAACCATATTCTTTATCTTCTATTCTTTTTAGTTGTCTTGATATTAAACCTTGTGGGAATATTGCTGCTTTTCTATATGCAAATGCTTCAGCAATATTAATAGGTTTCTGAGATATACGTAATTGATATTGTTCTGGTGCTAGATCTTTTTGCCATCCTGATCTTTCTTCTTTTATTGCTTTTAAAGCTTCATCTATTAATGAATTTCCATAATCATCAATAAAAGGTGGCATTGACCATTGTTCAGGAATGAATAATCCAGCAATACCAATCTTTCCTTTGTCATCCATTAAGTCTGTTTCTACAGCATATATATCATTTGCTTGAGGGTTAAGTATAAACTCCTTAAGAGGATTACATTGTTGTAGATCACCAACAGAACCTGCTGCAATAAATTGTCCAGTAGTCATCATACCAGAAGTCATTGCAGGACGGATATACTCATATGTCTGATCCATCTTTGGTGCAATACCTGCTTCTTCATGAAAGAAAAAAGTACAAGGTCCACCTACTCCAGTAGTTGCATTCTTTTCAAATGAAGCTCCTTGGATCTTTGACATAAGACCTTTGTTAGTTTTTCTATTGTTTATTCTAACCTCAATCTTCTGCTCCCATAGTAGAACTTTTTCAGGACTACTTGGTCTATACCATGCAGTATGTTCATTAAGAAAAGTCTTATACTCATCTAAGAACTTCCAAGAACCTTTATCATTGATATAATCTTTTAGTGATGCTCCTATCTTACATATAGACCCTTCTTCAAACCAATATTGGTTTAAAAGTTTGGCCATATGAAAATATGATGATGCTATCTGACGTTTCTTTAGTATTGCAACATGTTTACAATGTAACTCAGCAATTATTTCATAAAGAGCCATATGATATTGAGCATCCCTGACTTTAGCAAAGCCATACTTCTTTTCTTCTTTATCAAATATTGGTAAGAAATTTAACCACATATAATAATCTCTTGAAAGATACCATGTGCTTTTCTCTCCAATATATAGTACTCCTTCCCTACATTTTTCTTTTTGATCATTCCAATATGTAATATAATCTTTTGATCTAAAAGGTTTATCACAATAAAACCCTTGAGAATTAAATAAGACTGCTTGTTCATTAAACATTAAAGCAGTCTTATCAAAATTATATTGTCCAGGCTCTTTAAATAGAGTAAGCATGTAGGTTATGAAATCTTCTTTAGTTTCAAACTCTTTATAACCCCATTTACTATCCTGATATGTAGGAACTTTTTTATACATCCATCATTACAGCAATAATAGCTGCTTCATCAATAACAAGATGTTCTTCTTCATCATGTAACATACTAGTAGTATTAATTTCTAGTGGCCATTGTATATAATCACCTTCTTTTACTTGTTCACACTTAGGTCCTGTAGATACAACATATCCCATAGGAGGTTGATGTTGTTCAGACTCAGGTAAATAGATTAATCCATTCTTTATCTTTTCAATCTTTGCATCTTGTTTAACGAGAACTCTTCTTCCCATTGGTATTACTTTTTTCATGTTGTTGGTTTTAAATATTAATAATTACATTTGGTCATATGCAAGTCCTTGCCCTCCACGGACAGAACTTTTTTGTTCATCTTTCATATCATTATAAGCACCCTTAAATGACTGTCTAATCTGGTCAAATTTTGCAGCAGTGTTTACTAATGATGTTAAATTTCCATCTCTACCGTGTTCTATAGACGTAGTTTCCATATATCTAGCTAGTCTATCAAGCATTGACTTGATTCCTTTATAGGCTCTAAACGTTGGTGTTTGATACATTTCTTTACACATGTCTACAGCTTGTCTTATCTCTACATCTTCAGTTGATTCTTCAAGTCCCACCTCTTCTATGATTAAATCTTCTTTTTCATGTTCTGGTATATTAAAAAAAGGATTCATATCTGGATCAGGACAAGTCATATAAAATATATACAAATATACAGATAAAAATGTATCTGGATATTTATCCATAATAGATTTTAATGATTTAATTGTATAACAATGTTCTGAAGGTATCACCTTTCCGTTTTGTATATCAAATAGTTTTACTAGCATTATTTATTATCTTTAAGCCACATTATTAAACTGTCTACTTTATCTTTTAAGTATTGTAGTTCATACATTTTAATCTCTTTGATGATTGGTTCATCTTGATCATTATACTTAGTTATTGGATAACCAAACTCATTCTCACCTTCCTTCTCAAAGGAAACATGTTGAATTATTAACTTGCCAATCTTCAATTTAGGGTTATGCTTCTTAATAATATAAGCATATAAACTTAATTGTAAGTTATAATGACTTAGATTACAATCATCAAGATCACTTACAGGATTATACATTTTTGAAGTAATACCCTCCCAGTTTGTATATCCTTTTTCCTTTATTTCCTTATTGGTTTTATAATCAAGTATATTAATCTTACCATTAACAATACTAACTAAATCAGCTTGACCACATATAGCTAATGATTTTAGATATACAAAAAGTTCTGGATAAACACCGTCCTCTAACTTTTGGTCTGGTGCAATCTTAATACCTGCCTTATCTATAGTAGGTCTTACAATAGGTAAGTTAACACCTTCTCTTTCAATAGTATTAAACTCACAAATGTTTTCTTCTCTTTGGTTATGATACCAATTACCTAAACCAATTGCTCTATCTGTCTCATTACTCCAAGCATCTAGTATTTCTTTTTGTGTCATACCATACCACTTAGACCTCTTATTCTTACCAGACTTTTTTGCCTGACCTTTAGCATCAAATTTAGGTTTAAACTTCCCTACAAAACTAGTAACACTAGTCCAGTTGATTTTATCTTTATCTAGATTATCATCTAGACTCTCATATATGTGACCTTCTTCTTTAAATATAACTGCCATAATTTTATTCTTTATATCCTGTTTTATCTTTAAATTGTTTTTCTAACTCCTCAGATAGTACTGCATCCCATTGTCCTACTGGACATGAAGATGATAAAGCTCTCAATTTAAAACCCAATGAGCACCCACAATCAGAACAACAAGGTTGTGTTCCTGGAGCTGCACAATTTTTACCTGCATTATCAAGAGATGGACACTCTTTACATATATCCCATCTTTCAGCTGCAACAAGTTCAACATCATCAGATCTGAAAATGTTATTTTTAACACCTTCAAAAATTTGATCAACATTTTTAATTGCAGATAATAGTTTAATTATTTTCATCTCTAAATTTATTTTTGGTTTCTAATTCTTCATTCATATTAGCTAATGCCTTTTCAAGTATCTCAATCTTTTCTTTTACAGGTATGTGTTTACCATATCCTTTGTAAGTATTTTTTTGAATGTTACCAAGAATATCCTTGTTTCTATTAATACTTTTTTCTAACCTTTTCTTTCTTAGTGTAAAAGTTCCTAAATTTGGTATGTATATTTTACTTGCATCTAAATCAGATAAAGCTTTTCTAACTCTACCATAATAAAAAGATACTAGATTACCAACTAAGTCAGCATGTGCATTGCATTCTTTTGCAATTTCAGGATAAAGATCTTTATACTTTTTAGGATTCAACTCCTAATAATTTATAATCCAATAATATAGTACCTTTTGTTTGTATCTCTATTTTTGGATTTAGTGTAATGTTCTTTTTATTAATTCCTGTTTTGATTATTAGATCTTTCTTACTTGCCTTAGTAATTGCATTTCTACAAGACTGTGAACTCTTAAATATCTTTTTATCTGATATAAGAGAACAAAACTTTGTAAGTTCTGCACTTTCTAATTTTGCAAGTTCAGATAAACATAATAAATCTGACAAGCTTATTTGTATGTCATTAAGAAAGCAATAAGTAAGGATTTGGTATTTTATAACCTCATCCTTACTCATCCTAACTTTTTTTTCTACTTTCTTTACTATCATTATATCCAGGTTTTTGTCCTATCAGTTTCTTTGCTTGTTATTAAAGTATAAGTAAAGTTGTTACTCCATACAGCTTTAGCTTTTCTACATATCTTCATAAACAATTTAAAATCATCATTAGATGCAATAACTTGACATCCTGCTGACCACTTATCCACTTGAGTTGAAGTTTTTCCAACACGGCTAGTAGCTCTATGAATATTGATACCAAATAAACCAGTATCAGTATTCTCTTTATTCATATTGTAAATATCATCTCTATTCTTATCTCTATAAACAGTTACAGGATTTTGTTGACCTAATGCTTCATACTTACCTTGATGCTTTCTGATCTTATGAGACTTAGGATATTGTCCAGGTTTTAAAATAGCTACACCATCCTCATTTAATATATTATCTACCCAATGGGTTCCAGGATCAGTGGTACAATCAAATTCATGATACTGCCACTCTCCATCTTTCTTATAGGATAATGTTATAGTGTCATCAAATTTATTTGTAACCATATCATCAGTATCAGCATTTCTAATACCTATAATATTTAAATTATAATCACCATTTGTAAAATACTTATATCCTTTAGAATCTAAAGCTCTTTGAAGCACCTCTCTCCCGTACTTCATTAGTCTTGTTTTTTAAGAGTTCTCTTTGGTGGAGCTTTAGCTTGATCTGCATCCCAATCTTCTGATGCTTGTCTTACAGCTTCTGATCTTGCACTGTTTATATCTTCTGGATTTCCTTCTTTAGGTCCTGACATCATTTGAGCAAGATACATTTGAGATTGTACTCTTTCAGAACGAGTTACCTCAATGTCTCTTAATAATTCCTCATATTCTTTCTGAACTTTAAGGTCTTTGATACTGTCTTTGTAATAAGCTGTTACTTCAGCTCTTCTTGCTTCTACTTCTTCTTTTGATAACTGCACCTCTTCATCAGAGTAGTTACCCGCACTTTGATCTGCCATAATATTGGTTTTAAATTATTAATAGTTAATTATAGTACAAAGATACAAAAAAAGTTTAAATAAATAAAGTGTAAATACTTTTATTTTATCTATAACGCCATGGGTGACGTTTTATATTTAATGATAACCATTTAATAATTCTAACAGCTCATCTATTGCAGCATGTCTATGTGAATCTTCCAATACAGCTTTAAATACAAACTTAGAATTAGTTAACTTAGCCATGTCATGATATGCAGACCAGTTCTTGTCCTTTAGATCTATTTGATATGAATCTCCACAGAAGATTATCTTAGAATCCTTACCTAACCTACCTATAGCCATTGCTAGCTGTCCTCTAGTTAGATTTTGGAACTCATCTACTATGACTACTGCATTATCAAATGTACGCCCTCTAAAGTGAGCTAGGGATACTAATTCAATAGTCTCATCCTTTTCCATTTTTTCTAACTTATCTGATTTATTATAAACCTTACGCATATTAGAACGGATAGGTACTAACCATGGTTCCATCTTCTCACGTTCAGATCCAGGTAAGAACCCATTATCCTCAGTAGATATAGTTGGTCTAGTAATTATGATCTTATCATATTGGCGTTTGAAAACTTGATCTAATGCAACCTGTACGGCTAAAAGAGTTTTACCACTTCCCGCTTTACCTATTATAAAGTTAAACGGATTTTTCAGAATTTCTGCCTTAGCTACCTTTTGTTCATCAGATAATGTAATAGAAAAACTTATTGCTCCCTTTGGGGGAGTCTTTTCTTTATTATTCATAAAATTATTTTAAGTAAGAATATCCCACTTGATCTTTGGATACATTTTTTTAAGAACAGCACACTTCTCATATTCTTCTTCATCTACGAAATACTGCATCATGTTTTCCAATTCATAATCCGTAATACCATCATCAGGATTATGTGCTAATAAAGCACCATCCTTAGACTCCATTACTTCTTCAAAGGTTTTCTTTTTAGTAACGATCATAAAAGAATTCCTAAACGCCTTATCCATTATTATATACTCAGCTTCTTGTATTTGATATTCATCTAACTTATCATACTTATCTAGTGGGTCATTTACAGACATATGTTCTAATTTTTTGGTTTCAAAATTAATAAAAAAAAATCTAAAGAATTTAGGAATATTCATTTATTATTTTTTGGTTAGTACTTCTTTCTTATAAAAGATGGATTGTTAAACAAACCCCCCCTACCCTTTCAATATACAAAAATCCCACCACATAAAAAATTCTTAAATGAAAAATTGTATATGTGGCATGAGTGTTAGGTCCTACTGTTCTGCTCCCCAGCTTAAAAAAGGTAGAGGTGTACCCCCATTGGGTATACAACCAAAAAAATCATATTATGTCAGTATTCTTTCACAAAATCCCTGAGGGGTCAAACACAATCGTTTGTAAGTCAGCAGTAGCATCTACTGAGACTGTAACCATCAACACAGTAGATGGTCCTAAGCAAGTTCAAGCCAGAACTCAAACAAACTTACAGTTTGGTTTGCTTTGTCTAGTGGATATTGATCCACGAGACCTTAAGCTTAAACCTAATCAGGAGCTTAAAGGTTTCAAAATGTCTGGAAACTTTGTTGAAGACCGTAACAACAAGAATGATGACGGGTCTCCAATGATGACAACATTACAATGGGTAACACCTGCGTAATGTATATGTGAGGATACTTGATGTATCCTTTACTTCCCTTAAGGGTGGACGCAACTTATAGGGACAATGTGACTAAATACTAGTTACTTGTCCCTTATCTAACCTTTATCCGTCTACATCCTATTTAATTCATCTTTCCTTCTTTAATTGGTAGGGAAATTAATTAAATACAGGTGTTACATGATGAGTGGGACATCATATACCCACATAATACCACATATTACCACAATAGAACTAATATGTTACCATTATATAATATATAGCTATCATTAACATAGGTCTGCTGAAATATCTTGCAATAGTGCATGGATATGAGTTTATAGCAATAAAGATGTTTCCTATGTATGATACTATACTATTAGTTGTCTCTCTCTATAGGATAAGCATACTAGTTACCCAAACATCAAAAATAATAACTCATGAACAAACATAACCAAGAAGTAAACAAATTTGATAGAGCAATGACTCTAATCTTATTTACACTACTCATAACAGCCTTAGCATTTGTATTTAC